CAACAACAGTTGGAACAACAGGAATACGAACTTGACCAAGTACAAGATAACGAGGAGTGATTGGGCACTATGCGCGCTATTGGGGATTTGCTACGGAACACTGCTCTACCTGTTCATCAAATAAAGGAGCCAAACATGAAATTCAATGAACTCAGAAAGATCAACGTAACCGAGAAGGTCGAGAAGAAAAACGGCCTTTCTTACCTCTCTTGGGCCTGGGCTGTAGATACGTTGTTGCAACACGACCCTACGGCTACCTGGGAGTACAAGCCTCACCAAATGTGGAATGACACGGTGATGGTGTTCTGCGAGGTCAAAGCCTTTGGAGTATCCCGCACTGCACAACTTCCCGTCATGGATCACAGGAACAAAGCGATTTCTAACCCAGATGCGTTTGCAGTCAATACAGCTATGCAAAGGTGTCTAGCTAAAGCTATCTCGCTACACGGAATTGGCTTATACATCTACGCAGGAGAAGATTTGCCAGAAGAAGATAAGCCTTCCGTAGACGATCACATAAAAACGCTTTCAGAAGCCAAAACAGTAGACGAATTGAAAGCGGCATGGACTACAAGCTACAAAGAGTTCAAGAATGATCCGCAAGCTATCAATCAGTTAGACGCAGCTAAAGAACAACGAAAGAAAGAACTGACGGAGATTAAATGAGTCAGATTCTTGATGCCGCTAAACGATCAGGAGTGCTCATTTCTCACCGAGGTGAGTTCCTGAAGTCGGTAGAAAAGTTTGGCCGGTTGATGCTTAACAAGTCCAAACCGTTGACACCGACACAAAAGGCTTACTTGGCAGCAATCGATGAGTGGATGTCGCTTAACGATCTGGCAAACAAGTTCGGTTGCACACCACAAAACGCCTTGAAGATGATTCGCGCACTAGAGGATCGCAAGTTGGTAACAAAAGAAAAACTTTACAGGCAAGCCTGGGCTTACTACTACAAACGAAAATGAACCTGAACACATTTGAAGAAGGTCTACTGGACTCAATCCAGACCGAGCGTTGCAAGAAACTGCTTTGGTCTGTGATTCAACTAGCAGTTGATGACGCTTGCAAAGCACCCTACAAAACTAGACCGCAAGATGACACGATCACGGCCATGCGGTTTCTATTCGGAGACCTTTACGAGTCTGGGCTCGACAATTATCTGATGTGGCTTGACGTTGACGGTAAACAATTCAAGAGACGCATGGTCGAGGCTATGTTTTCCGATCGTCACGACAAGTTCACCGACTTTGAAAGACGAGCCTTTCGAGCAAACTACAACTGGTATCTGAGAAATGAGATCAATACTAACAACTGAGAATGACCGTAGGAGGGTCATAGAGGCCATAGAAGCCACGGAACTAGGCTACATGGTAACTATCTCCAAACCACCCCGCACAGCGGCTCAGAATCGGTTCTATTGGTCGATCCTGACAGCTTGCGCGGAACAGTTAATGGGCCAGCAGTACACCCAAGACATCTGGCACGAGTGGGCTAAGACGAGGTTTTTGCCTTCTCGTGTCGTCGAACTCCCTGGTGGTCAGGTAAAAGAAATCGAGCCTTCCACTGCTTCGCTTACGGTATCTGAGTTCTCAGACATGGTGGAGCAACTTTTACAGTACGCGCTAGAGAAGGGCTTGATCTGGACAGACGAGATGAAAGACGCTGAACTTGACTTAAGGAAGATCAATGTACACCAACAAAAAGTTGCTTGAGGCTTGTAGGCATCTGCCTTGTGGAGCGTGTTTTTGTGAGGACGGGACTGTAGTCGCTGCTCATAGAAATCAAGGAAAAGGCATGGGCATCAAAGTTTCTGATGCTTTAGTAGCATCCCTATGCTTTCGTTGTCACTCATACTTAGACCAGGGAAAAGAAATGTCTCGCGAAGAACGTCGAGACTTCTGGAACCAAGCGTACATAAACACAATGCAAGCAATGATCGAACGAGGGATATTAAAGGTGCAACATGGAACAAAGAACTGATGATTGGTACAAAGCAAGACTGGGCCACCTAACCGCTAGCAGAGCCTCAGACGCGCTTGCGAAACAAGGAACGGCTACGCGCAGGAACTATCAGATTCAACTCGTTACAGAGCGTCTGACGGGACTACAAAGCGATTCTTATACAAATACTTATATGCAATGGGGTACAGAGCAAGAACCTGTTGCCAGAGCAGCATACGAAGTCCACACAGGGCATTTCGTCGAGCAGACAGGTTTTCATACCCACAAGTCGATTAAGTGGCTTGGAGCGTCTCCTGACGGTTTCGCAGGGTCAGGACTGATTGAGATCAAGTGTCCCAACTCAAACACTCATGTTGATTACTTACTTTCTAAGGAGGTTCCCGCCAAATACAAACCACAAATGCTCACTCAAATGCTCGTGACAGGTAGGACTTGGTGCGACTTTGTTTCGTTCGACCCAAGGCTTCCTGAACATCTACAACTTTTCATCGTACGTTACGAGCCAAATCCGGAAGAGCTAACTAAGATCGAGGCTGATCTGGTTGCCTTTCTCAACGAAGTTACTCAAATGGAAGAAAAGCTATGCCAAAAGAACTGACAGGAAGTATCAGCAAGAACAAGAAGAAGGAGAAGGATGTGCACCCAGACTATCGAGGTTCAGCAATGATTAATGGGGTCGAATACTGGATCTCTGGCTGGGTTAACGAGGGTTCCGACGGAAAGTATTTGGGGCTAAAGTTCCAGCAGAAAGACGCGGAAGTAAGATCAACCAAAGTCGATGACGACGATTCAGTACCGTTCTAATGTTAAGCGTACACCACCAAACCATGCTGAAAAAGGCGTTTGCTAAAAGACCAGCAAACATTTCTGATGACTCTCCCGTACTTGAGAGAATCATTCATATCATCAAGTCTGAGGCTCCAGAGTGTTTCTGGAAGCCTACAGAGTTAGACAAAAGGAGGTTTTTCAATGCACCGAGGCCTGGGACTCCTCACGCTGATGCAGTCTATCCGTTCCCGAAAGGCCTTTTATGAGTTGGCAAGACTTGATAAAGGCTCAGACGAGGAAAGATCGTTTCCGACTCGTCGAGGAAATCTGGAGGGAACACGGCTGGATTCCACCGTCAACAGAGTGCCCAGACACAATGGCAAAACACAAAGCGTTTAAGGAGTGGTCGATCCGTGGAGTCGTGGATCAACCTCATCAAGAAAGTTAAGTCGTCTGATGTTGAGGAGATAACGGCAGCGTATAACCAAGCGTTGCCGTTTGTCGTTCAAGACTGGGCAAAGATGATCTTAAAGCTACCTAAGAGCAAACGACTTCCAATCATTGAGAAGATCGACAAAGTTCACGGGGACAAGATAGGCCAAATGGTGCGAGATGAAGTTACCGCGCAACACCGCGGCTCTTCTCAAAACTCCTCATCCCAGCGATTCCCAACATCCCGCTCAAAATAACCCATAGAGCATCTGTGTCCAGCATGGGAGGTGGCTTTACTTCCTGCGGGACAATCTGTTCTGCTTGCATCCAAGTCCACGCCCAGACCAGTAACGGGTAAGCAAGGAACTGATAGAACATCGCACCCGCACCAACCCAACCGATAGCAGGTCTCCAACCGGAAACAAACATATTCTGATTGGCAGCCTCGACCTTATTCACTTCCATTTGACCAAGATCTATCGCTTGGTCGATACGCTTGGCCTCAAGCTCAAGCTCCATGCGTTCTTTGTCGGATGTATGCAGGTCTCCGATGACCTTACCGACCGAATCAACGATGGAAGAGATTCCGAGCAGGTTCATAGCTTGAGCGTCCTGTTGATCCAACCTAACATGAACTTCATCTGGCTTCTGTCTCGCGTCACAATGTCTCGATACCTGGCGATCTTTGCTAGCGCGTAATAAGCCACAAATAGCTCAGGATTGGCTTGGTTGAGTGCTGATATGGTCTTGGGGCCGATAACGCCGTCTGGGGCTGTTTTAACGCATATCTGGGCAAGTTTGATGGATACGGGAACGCCAGCATTGACAGCAAAGTTAAAGAGAGACGAGGCTATAACGTCATGCGCTAAATCATCGCCTTTGATCTTGTTCCAGAAGTTCTCTTTATAGAAGTCTCGGACTAACTGCGTTGGAGGTGTTTCCTGGTAGTCGATATGCTGCCAGCCTTCCCATTTGGGGTGCATCTTGCGAGCAATACCCGCATAGGTCTGACCGCCTCGATCTCCCTGAACTTCATGCAGGACGTAACCTCCTTCGTCCTCCATCATCTTGTCAAACGCTTGTTCAAAGTTAGCCAACGGCTTGACCTCTAAAGTATGCAGTCCCCTCAATAACCTCGACGAGCTCCGGAGGTAAGAGTAGACCATCTCTGAAACACAAGACGGCAAAGCCTGAGCACCAAGGAACAGGATTGTCCTCGATGTAAGAGAACTGACCGCCATCAGGATCGGCTAACATCCCCGTAGACACACCGTATCTACGTCCTCGGTAGTCACCCCATCCTTTGACCTCCAAGAGGTGGGTATGCCCTGAGACCGTAGAGATGCCTGCTTTTAGGGTGTTGTTGTAGCCTGAGTGGATTCCCGAATGTTGAAGTCTATGCTTAATCATGCAAATGTCATTAACCATGACTGACCAACTGACAGACCACTCCGGCAGATGATCCTTTAGAGTCGTGCCTTGGATGCCCTTGAACTCAGGAACAGATCCAGCTAATTTTTTATCAAAACGTATGTCGTGGTTGCCTGTGGTTCTATGCAAGAAAGTGCCTAGACCTTTACAAGCCTTGACGATCTGATCCATGTGCCACTGAACCGCTTCGAGTTCATCTCGTAGACTTGTGACTGGCTCCCAATCCATAGGGCCGTACTTGGAGATAGTTCCCCCGTCGAGAATATCTCCGTTTGCGATAATCGCTTTGGGTTTTAGGGTCTTGATGAGTTTTAAGAGGGCATTGAACCCCGCTGAGGGTTCACCAGGCATGAAGTGAGCGTCAGAAAATACGATCACATAACCTTCGGCCTCTAGCGTTGCTCGCCTACGATTCTCTGGTAAGGTAAAACGAGCGTCTTTTGTGGGTAGAAGGATGTTGTATTTCTTCTCGATTGCCCTTCGTCGCTCGTACACATTGCGAAGCGTAAGACCTATACGGTCTGAAATCTTCGTTGGGCTTCCTAGTTCTTTCCAGACTGCGATGAACTTTTCATCTTCTGCCTTTTTTCTCACGCCAAGCTCCGCGCTCTATGCTCTGGATCATCTTTCGCGGAATCACCAAAGACTGAGCAATTGCGTCGTCAGTAAGTGACTGACAAATTTTCACGCCCTGTTTGCTTTCTGCTAACAAAAATCCTATAGAGACAACAAGCGGGACTTGAAACTCCTTGGCTTTCTCTGGGCTATCACCCCAACCCAGAGTGTCGTGGCAGGCATCTTCCCAAACTACTTTAACTATTGGAAGATTGTGCTTCATTCTTCTTATCTTTTATGGCATGGAACCATTTCCAGACAAGCCAGCCGGACTGTAACACAATGTAGAGCAAGGTAGCAACTGCCACCCATTCATTCAAAGTCAGACCACCTACTGTTACCGCCGTTGTGATAACGACAGGAGGAGCAGCCTTAGCTGCTTCTACGATTACGTCTGACTTTTGTTCAGGAGTCATGATTAGAATGGGCTAGAAGTTGAGACAAGAACCCCTGAGTTGGTAAGCGTCCAAGGCCCGCCACCGTTAGCAACACTATTATCTTTGATCGTAGAAGATTGGCAAGTAAGCATCTTGGTTGTTGCATCAACAGTCAAAGGTTGCGTAGGAACCGTGGCCGTTGAAAACGATGATCCAAGATTAAAACGTAAGTTACTAATATTCCCAGTCAAAAAAGTGGTTGTTGATGCTCTCCCGCCAATTGACGGAATCCTTGTGCCGCTAGAAATAGTTCCAGAAAGTCCGCTAGAAGATGCTGTTTGGCTTGAACCTACAAACAACCTAGTAGTGCCTGCCGATACGCGCGACACAGCAATGTATGTCCATGTAGCAAGCGATATGGAGGATGATGAAGTTATCGCTGTTGAGCTTGGCGAAGTTGGGTAATTATTGCGTATAAAAACAGGTCGGCCTGAAGAGTCGATATAAAACTTTATTGTCTGCGAACTGGAGCTTCCGCTTCCGTAACCAAAATCAAGAATAGCCGCCGTTGTTAATGGATACGAATCTAAATAAACAAAGCACTCAATACTAAACTGCTGAGATCCTATGGCAAAAGATGTTGAGATGGGATATTCAAAGTACGAAGAACCGTCAAAGTCATACGAATATTCACCATCAACAATACCGCCACCGACCGCCGGTATGGTTCTGCCAGAACCAAATGCAGACAAGATAGGCATTATGCGTACCGCGTTTGGCTTGCAAAGACCGTGAACGAACCGCTACCAGTCTTGATAAGCGTATAGGTATAAACGTCTACGCTATTGGCGTTTCCAGCACTAGGCGCAGAACCGCCTGACCACTTAGGCGTAACGCTACTACCGTCTACCGTTAGGGCTGAGTTGTAGTAAGCCGTACTGCCTTGCGTTACTAAATGAGTCACTGTCACGCTCTGGCCTGTAGCCATGATGCTGTTAAGCGTCACCGAGCTAGACCCACGAATGTTCAACGTCCAATTTGTAGGCCCGGCGTTACTGGTGTAGTACAGGATGGACTGCGTAGATACGTCAAAGTTAACCGTACCTGTGGCTGCTGTTGCTGCAATCGTTACCGTCTCTGCTGCGGCAGAAAGTTTTAACTGCATCGTTGTACCGCTAACACCAAGCGATAGCTGATTAGCAAACGATACGTTTTGAGAGGCGTCTATCGTAAGACCGTTAGTGCCGTTGGTCTGTAGCGTAAGGATGTTGGTGTTGTCAGCCGTAGAGACTATGCCTATGCCTGACGTGGCGTTGATGGTGTTAGCCATTTTGTGCTACCCAAGAAGTGGTTGCTTCATCCCATGCGTACATCTGACCGTCAGTCGGCATCGCTACCGGAGGTTCCCACTGAGCGTCTGCGTTAAGCGTCCAACTGGCAAAAGGCTGTGGTGGTACAAACGCATCAATGTCTGCTCGGTAGGTATACCCAATCCCTGCGTAGTTCTTACGCATGTTGCCGTTGTAAGAAGTCTGCTTCCACGTTCCACCGAGAATCTTCTCTAGATGAGCAGCGCCGATATGTTCTTTTTCAACACCGCTAGCATCAGAGGTGTCTTTGTTATCCACAACAACAACTTGAGTAACAATATTGTTCTCATCAATCTTTGCGAAGTGAGCCATTACGCCTCCAGCTTTAATCCAGTTAAGTCCATTTCTTCACCAACCACACCGACTGGGAAGGTGTTAAACGATAGTGAAATCCGAGTGTCATCGCCTTTGACTTCAGGAACCATGTGAGTCAGTGACGATGGAAACAGAATCAATCTTCCTGCATAAGCCTCAAACCACCAGGACTCAGAGTTGTATGCGTTCCACTCTGACGGTGGGAATTTGATTTGTTGCCACCCATCTTTATAAAAGAAAATCTTGTCATCAGGGTTTGTCTGCACATAAAACACGCCTGAGATATAGCTGTTGGGATGTGCGTGTTTGTGATGGTATTGCCCTGGCTCTGAGTAGTTACACCAGCTTTGGGTAACTCGTAGGCTTACGTTGTGCTTGGGATTGACTGTGTTTTTGAAGTAATCCGATACCGCATCTTCTATGAACGAACGAAGCGAGGTCAGCGCAGGGTCACGCAGTACAAAGTTATTTGTGCTTGTCGTGTTACCCATGTTGGGTCTTGTTGGCAGTTCTCGGATGAAGAACAGCTCCTCATCGCTCAGAGGTCTACCAAGCTCTGCAAAGCCTACAGGTGTGGGAAATAAGTTATGCAACTGCACGTTCAAATTCCTCACGGGCTACACCCATCTCTTTCAGTTGTTCGTCGGTGTAAATCGTAGGGATGCTGTCCTCAAACTCTCTGATCTTGTCAATGACCCAATACACTTCTTCTATGCTTGGGCATGGCCGTGGATCATCCCACCGAGTAAACACGTTGTTTGATATTTCCCACTTTGCACCTGGACGAAGCAAGTGCATGGCTGTATCGATTCCAAGAAATTTATAAACTTTTGTAGTCATGTTATTGATTGATTTTTATGATTACGATACCGGAGCCGCCGTTTGCGCCCGTACGATTGCTTCCAGTGTTACCAGGAGCGCCCCCGCCGCCACCACCAGTGTTATCTGTACCAGGAGTTGAAGTCGTTCCACCGCCAGTACCGCCGGCTCCGCCGCCTCCGCTTCCGCCTGCCCCGCCAGCACCACTATAGGAACCTCCGCCGCCGCCGCCAGCATAGGTTACTGAAGTACCAGTAATACTAGATGCCGTGCCGTTACCGCCCGCCCCTCCTAAATTACTAGTTGTGTTGCCACCAGTCGCTCCAGCACCGCCGCCACCTGACCCTCCATTGTTATTATTGGAAGATGATCCGCCGCTGTTTCCTTGGCTAGGTGTGGTACTAGGGGTATTGCCTGAGCCGCCTGCCCCAACATTTTGACCACCATTGCCACCGCCGCTTCCTCCAGAAGCGCCAAGATTGTTTGGTGAGGTGTTGTTACCTGTACCACCGCCACCGCCACCATAAGCCTTAAAAGTATTAGCACCTGCCCCAGAAGGACTTTCAGTAATTGGAGATCCTGCTATAGACGAATCGCCGCCAGAACCACCACGACCGCTTGATACGCCAGCCCCTGCTGCACCGATTGTAATTACATATTCTTGACCGCCCGTAAGAGTCAATCCTGTGCCAGTTCTAAAACCACCAGCACCACCACCACCACCACCTTTTTCAGCCGGTTGCGATCCACCACCGGCGCCACCACCCGCAACCACAAGATAGTCAACACTGGTAACACCTGTCGGGCATGTCCACTTAGTAGTGCCTTTGAATACAAAGACGGTTTGGCTAGGTACGGTGTACTTTAGGATGACGATACCGGAGCCGCCTTTGCCGCCTCTTGCGAATCCACTTCCATACCCCCCAAAACCACCTCCTCCGCCACCACCGCCGCCTAAACCATCAGTGCCAGCCGTTCCATCACTAGCAGGGACAGACGAAGAGTTTGCCCCACCTGCGCCACCGCCACCTGCGCCGCCTGATCCACCAGACGTACTTGCGTAGCCCCCTCCTCCGCCACCGCCAGCATAAGTAACAGATGCGCCTGTAATAGAAGAAGCAGCTCCTGCGCCTCCGGTCATTGAACTTCCGGCAGCTCCTGCGCCACCGCCCCCGCCTCCAGTGTAAGATGGTGCGCCAATCCCATTTCCACCACTATTCCCTTGAGATGGAGATGTGCTAGGGGTATTTCCAGCAGCCCCGCCGCCGCCTTCTCTTCCGCCTCCACCAGACCCTCCAGTTGTAGCTGCGTAACCACTTCCGTTATATCCAGCGCCTCTCCCACCACCGTTGCTAGTTATGGAAGAAAAAACAGAATTTGAACCTGCTATTCCCGCCCCGTTATTGCCACCGTTACCTCCACCACCAACAGTAACCGTATAATTACCATTGCCATCACCACCCGTGGTTGAAACAGCTAAACCTGTACCCGTTCTAAAACCACCAGCTCCACCACCCCCAGCAGCCCAGTTACCACCACCCCCACCACCAGCCACTACCAAATACTCAACCTCTGTCACCCCAGCAGGGCAGGTCCACGTTGAGGTAGCCGTAAAGGTTTGGACAACGGTGTAGCCACCACCTCCGCCGCCAGAGATGGTCTGCCCAATAAGCATTGACAAAATGCCTGTCATGACACGTTCCCTGAAACAACACACACCGTACCGGATATAAACAGAATTGTCGCAACACCTCTGGTTGCAAGCGTCATCGTCGCTTTGTCACTATCCGTTCCAGCGATATAAGCCGTTGTAATAGACATCGTAAGCGTGATAGATGACGATGAGTTGTTAAAGATCACAACCACATCACCTGCCGCGAAGGTTGAATTCGGCACTGTCTGACCTGCCGTCACCGACAACACCTTGCCAACATCACCTACTACTAACGTATTGGTTGCGTTGCTTGATATGGGTACGTTTCTAAAACCAACCGGGTTAGTACCATCCACCGTACAAGATGACAGGGTTCCAGAGCTAGGCGTACCTAATGCGCCACCAGGAGCAACGTAATCCGTACCTGCGCTAGCCGCTGAAATCGCTGTGCCGTTACCTTTCAAGACTCCCGTGATGGAAGTCGATAAGGTGATCGCAGGAGTTGTGCTTGCGTTGGCTACGCTTCCCGCTAGGCCATTGGCCGATACCACCGAAACTGTGGTTACCGTACCTGACCCAACAGACGAAAAGGCTAGCGTTCCGGCGCCGTCCGTTGTCAGTGCTTGCCCGTTAGTACCATCTGTACCGGGTAGCGTAAACGTCGTATTAGATGATGTGTTGGCAGACTGAAGCGTTGTCGTTCCCGTCCCGCTTGCATTGCCTTGAAGTTTAATCTTGCTCATAAATCACCCTAAAATCATCCAGGCTTGGCCTGTGCCTACAGTTACAGAATAACCTGCCGAAACCGTGACGGGAGACACAGATAACCCGTTGGTGTTTGATGAAATCGTGACGTTCTGCCCGATTGTAATCTGAGACTCTAGTATTGGGCCACCGCTACCACCACCGCTTGCAGTAGCCCAACTTAAATTTCCCGATCCGTCTGTACTTAAAAACTGACCGCCAGTCCCATAGTCAGTTGGGAACACGTAGGTTTGAGTGGATGTCGTTGCAGCGGCACTCGGCTCAATCCTCAGCGTCTTAGTTCCAGATCCGGAGTCAGTCGATTGCAACTCAAGATAACCGGATGTTCCCGCACCTGTATTAGCAGTTACTCGTGCATAACCAACGAATGCAGCCTGGCCAATATCAGAAAGCGTTGCAGTCGAGTTCTGAATCAGCTTCCCAGTCGTTCCGTCGAATCGAGCAATTGCGTTATCGGTAGCACTACCAGGGCCGGAAGCATCGCCTGCCGTTAAGGTTGCAAACTCAAGCGCAGTAGCACCTGAGTTAACCTTGAGATACTGATTAGCAGTCCCAATAGCCGTTAAGCCTGTACCACCATTAGAGACCCCTAGCGTTCCTGTAATGCCAGACGAAAGAGGTAAGCCCGTTGCATTGGTAAGAGTTGCGGCAGAAGGAGTCCCAAGATCGCCGTCATAAGTAACAACACCACCAGTCGTTCCTACTGTTAAACCAAGGGCAGTCGCAACGCCAGTACCTAAACCTGAGACACCAGTGCTTACTGGTAGCCCTGTGGCGTTGGTTAGCGTTCCTGAACTAGGCGTTCCTAACGCTCCGTTAAAAAGTACAGGGGCTCCCGCTGTTCCTACCGACTGACCAAGTGCCGTAGCAATCCCAGTACCAAGGTTTGCAAGGTTGGTGACGCTGTAATTGGTAGCGTTAGATAGATTGGCTGAAGATGGAGTTCCTAACGCACCACCTGGAGCTAAGTAATCCGTACCGGCAACCGCAGCACTAAGCACACCGGATGTAGCTTTTAATACGCCTGTGGTCGTTGCTGCCTTGATTGTTTTTCCGGTAGTCCCGTCAAACAATGCAATCTCATTGCTAACAGAGCTTGCAGGGCCAACTACATCACCAACACCTACAGCCGCACCATACTCTAGTGCTGTCCCACCGGAGTTAACCCTGAGAACCTGTCCAGCCGTTCCTAAAGCAGTTAACCCTGTACCGCCAGAAGTGATCGGTATGGCCGTACCTGAATAGGTAAGCGAGATATTTCCTGAACTCGTTACCGCAGAACCCGCTGTTAAGAATGCAGGGGGAGAGATGCCAACAGAAGTGACTGTACCGACCCCAGTAACAGAGCCCCACTTAACGCCTGTGGTTTGTGTTGAGTCAGCTATAAGAACCTGACCGTCTGC